AAGCTTGGCATTTTCATCTTTGACCATCACATCATAGCCTTTAGACGAGATCTGATTTCCTGCTCGTTCAATAGCTACCTGAAAAGGCTTATAAGCGATACCACGGACTTTAAATTCTGCCTGTACCTCTCCATCAGCACCTTTGTATTCGCACCATTTTGATACGTCCGAGCTTTTAATAATTCCGACTTTTAAAGCCATAGCAACCTCTAATTTTTAGAAATAAAAAAGCCCATGGGATTCCATAGGCTTTGTTACTGAATAAGTTGATTACACAAGAGCGCGTACAATTGTTGGCGCTGTACGAACTTGGGCAAAGTTGATATCTACAGTAATGATGTCGTCACCACCGCCATCCGGGTGATTGGCTTCCATGACTTCCAGTTGTGGGAAGTTAAACGAGTATTTACTTCCTTTGCTGTCTCTGATGTCGAAGGTCAGTGTAAACACATCACGGGTTTTGATTGCATCAATCCAACCAGCAGCTGTGGCCGAGAACATGAATGAAGCATTCGCTTCGATATCCATCATCTTCTCTAAATAAAACTCTGGAGTGTATTTACCAGATCCGATACAACGGATTGCTTCAAGGTTATTGTTAATAGAAATGGTCAAAGACTGTAGACACGCTTTACCTTGAATAGACTGACCATTAACTAGCAAGTTTTCAACGTTTGGCATGCTGACCAGTGGTCGTGTTGAAGCTGCCACCGGATTCACTACAGGGTTAGTTTGCTGACGAGTAAACGAGCTACCTACAAGACCAAAGTTACCAGTAATTTTTCCAGTGGTCTGGATAGTAATTTCACCAGAATTAACCTGTACTCCACGATAAATAAAGACTTGGCCAACATCTTCGAAAACTTTAACCAGCGTTAATGACTTACGTACCGTACCACCAAAACTTAAAGCGTTACCCGCCCAATTATTGAAGGCTAAAGCACTTANCCAGTGGTCGTGTTGAAGCTGCCACCGGATTCACTACAGGGTTAGTTTGCTGACGAGTAAACGAGCTACCTACAAGACCAAAGTTACCAGTAATTTTTCCAGTGGTCTGGATAGTAATTTCACCAGAATTAACCTGTACTCCACGATAAATAAAGACTTGGCCAACATCTTCGAAAACTTTAACCAGCGTTAATGACTTACGTACCGTACCACCAAAACTTAAAGCGTTACCCGCCCAATTATTGAAGGCTAAAGCACTTAGGAATAGATCAAATGTTCCAAGTGATAATTCAAACTCTAACTGACCTGCTACTTCTGCTTCAGTAACTACCCCACCTTGTCGAAAACGTGAATCAACCACTTCACTGCTTTCTTCAGTAGAAACATTTTCAGATAAACCATCACTTACACGACGAACTGTGTACCAGATCGGGTTTGCTGGAGTTGTTCCTAAAACTGCTTCCTCACAAGCATATAATCGAATTTTTGCGCCTGAACTCATTTATGGTTCTCCAAAATTTAGGCAATAAAAAACCCGCTGTTTAAGCGGGTTATTAAAGTGTTTCGTCTGTGTCTGAGATTTCTGGCGGTTCCACGCCATTCATGGCTGCAGCAACTGCCTGAGATAAGTTAGTAGGCTGGAAATCCACTGGTGTTTCACTCAAAGTTTCTTCAACCTCAGGTTCTGGTTCAGGTTCTTCATGCAGACGGATATCAATCCAGCGGCCTTCTGGAATGTCCATTGGGTTCTCGTGATCAGCTACAATGGCTGCCTTTTCCACATCAAACTTACGTTTATAAGTTTTAATTGAAAGATCACCATTTTCTAAGGTTGAATATTCAACTGCTACTACCGTATTACCGTTGGCATCCTTAGGTACTTCAATGTACCAGCCTTCCTGAGCAAAACCTAATGAGCCTTTCACTAAGTAATCACCAGTACCCAACTTATCGAAAGTGATTGGTTGCCTTTCAGCTTCGTCATTGAGTTCAACATGATCATTAAACAACTTGACAATAGGTGATGCTGCTTTAATAAAACCATTTCCATCAGTTGTAGTATTTTGTGCAGTTAATAAATTAAACCAATTAGACCAAGTACNCACATCAAACTTACGTTTATAAGTTTTAATTGAAAGATCACCATTTTCTAAGGTTGAATATTCAACTGCTACTACCGTATTACCGTTGGCATCCTTAGGTACTTCAATGTACCAGCCTTCCTGAGCAAAACCTAATGAGCCTTTCACTAAGTAATCACCAGTACCCAACTTATCGAAAGTGATTGGTTGCCTTTCAGCTTCGTCATTGAGTTCAACATGATCATTAAACAACTTGACAATAGGTGATGCTGCTTTAATAAAACCATTTCCATCAGTTGTAGTATTTTGTGCAGTTAATAAATTAAACCAATTAGACCAAGTACCACTATTATTAAATCGATATTTCAGTACAGAATATGACGCTGTTTTCCCAAGCTGAAATGAATGGCTTCCATCTGTATATGCACCCATTGAGCGTCGGGTACAGTGTATAAACAAACCATAAGGACCGATACTATTACCAGTATCATTTGTTAAAGTGTCATCTGTTCGAAAAAAACCATTATTAAGAGGAGCAACCATATCAGATACACGAGAACCTTCAGCCCCTATCCCCCAATCACCGACTCTTAGTGCTCGTCCCGGCGTAGGATCATATTGACTTGTTGTTGACGCTAGTACAGCAGCAGTTCCTAACCCCAAATTCATTCTAGCTGTCTGTGCATTATCAGCTCCTAATCCTCCCTGAGAAATTGATAAAGGGGTTGTAAGTCCCTTAAGCTCACTAATATCACTATTTACCCCACTTGCAGCTGCGCCTAGGTTAGCTCGTGCACCAGCCGCTGTAGTTGCCCCCGTTCCACCTTGAGAGATAGCTGCAGTACCAACTACTTGAGAAAAGTTGGGTGCCAGATTGGGAATACCTGACGCAAAAGGCAACATGAACTGCCGTTTACCCTGCGAAGCGTTATAAGGGAACGGCCGATGATCCCAATTAAATTTAAATACAAGATTTGCCATTATGCTGTCACCCCATCAATTACTTGGAAAATCAAAGTATCTGTATGCTGGGTAACTCCATTCACGACAGCCTTAATATCCATCTGACACAAACCTAAAGGCCAAGCTGCTGTGCTTGCACCTGATTTAACGTTAAGCCATCCCTTCTGTGTGCTCTGGNGCAAAAGGCAACATGAACTGCCGTTTACCCTGCGAAGCGTTATAAGGGAACGGCCGATGATCCCAATTAAATTTAAATACAAGATTTGCCATTATGCTGTCACCCCATCAATTACTTGGAAAATCAAAGTATCTGTATGCTGGGTAACTCCATTCACGACAGCCTTAATATCCATCTGACACAAACCTAAAGGCCAAGCTGCTGTGCTTGCACCTGATTTAACGTTAAGCCATCCCTTCTGTGTGCTCTGGTTTAGAGCTGTGCAAGTCAAGGTAGCCACAGCTGCTCCATCAGCCAAAGCTTTAATCTGTGAAGTAAAGGTATAACCCGTCAGATCAATTGCACGGCGAACATCATCGGGTGGATATTGCAAAGTTTCATCCATATCAACTAGCTGCAAGTTCAAGTTGAATGTGTCACCACGCTTAAAAACAAAATTGCTCATAAGTGATTCCTATAGACATAAAAAAACCACCGATGAGGTGGTAGTGAAAGATTGGTTTGTTATGTGCTTTAGTTAACTAAAAAACTTATTGATACATTGTATTGAATGAAGTCAGCATCTTTACCCGCATAAATAGATTGGCCATTCAAACATTCTAAGTGTTCGATTGAGTAATATTCAAAATGAGCAAGTAATGCATCACTCAATTTTGTGATTTCAATTATTCCTGAATTGGGACGTGCAAAGCATTGAATCATGATATTACCGGTACGGCGAGTACATGGCTTATCTGCAATGCCAGAAGTAAAACTGGGACCACCTGCAATCGTTAAGCGGCACCAAACACCATCTTTAGGTACATTAAAGCCTGGTAAATTTGGATACTGGATTCTGTCTTGCGTAATACCGGTAAAAGCTTGCATACGATCGATAATAGCTTGCCTTGTCTGCTCTAAAGTCATTGCCATTTTAGCCGCCATACTTCTGAGAAATAAAGGTAAAGGTGGTGTTGTAAATTCCTTGTGGTGCTTGATCAGACCACCCATTTTCTAAGCGCTCTGCATAAGGCTGGTTGTTCTGGATATAAACTAAATTGCCCAACTTAAACTTCACGGCTTGAATAGCTGCATCCTGAATAGCATTTGTTTCAGGTCCACGGACACCATAATCACCAGATCCAATTGAAACGATATGCGAAGCACGATAAGCGCCAGTATCAACAGGACTTGAAACGACCAAAGACTGAACAGCATCCATTGTAATTTTCTTTACTTTTTCCTCTGCCATTTTAGCCACATCAAAACTAAAATCAGTTGGCCTTTTCCCCTTCCATCCCATCATTTAACTCGCTTTCCTCATACATCTTAAAGAGATCCTGAGCGATCGCCTGAATTGAATAAGCTTCAAACTCAGAGCTCGGTTCTCGTTCACCCATGAGCTTTTTAATCTTTTGCCAGACATGAACAGCTTCATGTAAAAGCAATCCATAAACTTGAATTCGGTCTTTATCCGCCGTATCACCAATTTGGACGATTGCATATGCACCATCAGAAAAAGTACTAACTTGCGCATCCGCTCCCATATCCAAAAATTGATCGGCCTTATCCATATCTTCAAATAACAAATCCATGTGTAGTTGATTTCGAGCAAGCGTGTACTGCACATGTTGAAAAGGCGAGATATACCATTCAGGAACATAATCAGGATTAACCATTTTAGCCCCTACACTTTTCGAAGCTGACATTTCCATATTGTGCTAGCTGGATCCTGTTGAATATGAATTACCCGGAATGAACCTAAGGCTGTTAACCACTCATCATCAATTTTTGGAGTCATAGTTACTTCATTCTGCAGCACTGTAGCCTTCTTATCAGTGGCCAATACTCCAAGCGTTTGAATCTCATATTGACTGTATGAGCCAAACAGAACGCCACGGCCAGAATAGTTTTCTTTAACTTCAACATACGTTTCAGTTTTAGGATCCCAATTAGTTTTTGAAGTCCGCTCACATGTAAAGGTATGAACGGCGTCCGCTAAATCATCATTAAATGCTTCAGCAATATCTGCCTGAATTTCGTCACGTAAGCCCATATCATGCCCTGTAAAGTGGTATGCCAAAGCCATTAAAACTTGCATTTGGATCTTTCAAATCAAGTGAATCAATAAAATCAATTGCTATCTGTTCAAAGCTAGAAATTGCTTCAGATCCGTCTTGGTATCCTTTTTCTGACTCAACAGAATCAGCTTTGACCTTTTTACGCTTCAATTGCTGGTCTTTGCCGTTATAAATTACTTTGGCCAGAATTCCTTTGATAATTTCACAAGCCGCGTCCTTAAGAAGTGGATCAATAGGATCAGGTACAAAACCTATTCTGTTTTTCATCCAGACATTTGACAGTTTAACCAGACGAGCTTTATCACTGTCTGGTGCAAAATCGCTGCCCAAAATTGAATTTGCGTCATCTACAGTAATAAAGCTCATTGCATTATTCCTTCGGGATTAATTTAAGGAGTTCTGCTTTTGTTGCAGACGGTTTGTAACCAATGTTTTTACTAGCCAAATACTCTTTTAATTGATCATTTGACCAGTTTTCAAAATCATTAGCTGCCGTTTCTGTAGCTGGGTTTTCTGCCGCTTTTCCAGCTTCCAATTCAGCAATACGCGCTTGCATTGCGGGAATATCGTTTTTAAAAGCTTCAAATTCAGTTTTTATACCGACCACTTGAGCTTCAGCATCTTTAAGAGCTTTATCTGCTAAGACTGCTGCATCTTTTAATCGTGAATTCTCAGATAACAACTCTGACTGGTTGCCGCCGGCCTGCTCTAAGATGGCAATTTTCTGCTTAAGCTGAGTGTTTTCTTCAACTATCTTTTCACACTCAGCTTTTGCATCATCAATCACAGTTTGAAGTTCAGGGGTGACTCCTACCTCGACATTTACCGTGGCCAAAGTCGTTTTTTGTGGCTCTTCCAACTTACGAACTTCAACTGGAACTTCTAAAGATTCGTAATCCTTTTGAATCTTTGGATAATTACCGTAAATAATTACCTCTTTTGCTTTCAAATTTGGGTTTTCATAATAGTCAGGGTTAGCAATAATGCCCGTCTCTAATGCAGCAGCTGCTGCAATGCGTGTATAGATAATCTTCATGGCGCTTTTCTCTTAATAATAAAAAGAGGGCTTATTAGCCCCCTTAGGTTTTAATTTTTAGGTTTTAACCAGTTGTCGCTGTACCTGATAAATCAAGTAAGGTACCTGCTGTCATTTTGTTGCTGGTTGCATATTTAATCCAGTTAGCGCTTGAACCAAGTAATGTAAGGTCAGGATTTTCACCTTTCGATGTATCCCAACTATAACCAAGAATATCTAGGTTAAATGCACCTTCAGCACGCATACCGATTGCTAAGTTTTCTTCATCATTGATGTCATAAGCTCGGAAGCCCGGTACTTGTGATTCAGTTACTGTTACAGCACCATACTGCAAGCCAAAAGCATCGTTATCACCTACAGCATCAGTCACCAAGACTGGCTTACCTAATGTACCGGGTAAACCACCATAGATAACGATTTCAGATTCACCATAAATTTGCTTAGTGATTGCATCATCGACAATATCGAAATATGTATCTGAGTTCATCACCCATAAACCAATACGGCCAAACTTATCACCAAACTTTCGCATACCACGAGTTAATGCTTTGCGGCCATCAACAACGATACTACCTTTTGCAACCATGTCTGGATTGCTAGAAATAGCAGCTTTTAAAGAAGCTAGGCTGTACTCTAAACGACCAGCAACCAATGCATCAGCAAGATCGTAACCAACAACCATAGCAAATTCTTCTGGTGTACGAGCACGGCGCTTAAATGCCTCTTCAGTAGATGCATAAGGGCCATATTTATATGGAATTTTTACACCTACAGACTCACCTGCACCGATTTTTTCCGGAGTTACTTTTGCATTGGAGTTCACATCACGATGTTTAATGCTACCACCAACTTTGTAGAATGTATTTTTATTGAAGTCACCTTGAATGATTTCATTACGATAAATAATCGCACCATTGGAAGCTTCATTAAAGACATTCAAATTGTCTTGTAAACGTTCTAAATACGCTGTTTGGGCCAGTTGGTTGTAGATGATCATGTCGGAATTAACTGTCGTAGTCATAACTACTTATCTCCAAATATTTAATGATTAGTTCGGTAGTTTTAGGAAGGCATCATTGCCATGTTCTTTGATGTAATCTGCTTTCTGAGAAACAGACATTTCACTGCGTTTCATTCCTGCAGGCGCTCCACCTTTACCCCCACCTTGAAAACCGCCACCAGTTCCTTTACCACCTTTAAGGATTAAGTCTTTATGCTGGTATCCACCAACCAATGACTCTAAAGCTTCATCAACATTTGCAAGTTCACCCGGGCGGACACGTGAATAAATCTTTTCGCCGTTCGGATCGTATGCAACCACCTTACCTTCTTCGATTTTGAAGTGATGGCCAAAGGTTGCCTGAACCATGTCCACAGGTACTGCAATGTTGTCTTGAATGTACTTAGAACGAGCAAAACCACCGCCGATTAGTTCTTTGTGTAAAGAGGCTTCTAGCGCGTCACGTTGCTCAACAATCGGAGCATATTTTTCTTCAACTGCTTTGATAGCTTCAGCTTTAACTTTCTCAACTTCACCAGCATCCACCAGCTTTTTATCGTCGAGATTTTGGATTGTTTGTAATGCCTTTTTAGCTGCCGCTGGGTCTTCAATTCCTTCAAAAGCTTTTAATGCTTTTTCGGCTGCTTCTTTGGCTTCACGATGTGTTTTAGCTTCATTGTTTAAACGTGCAATTGTTGCTACCGAATGAGGTGCATCATGTGGCATTTCTTTGCCATCATCATGAATATAGATCGGCTTATCACCGTCTACTTCCGCATAAACTTTACCGTCGATTGTTACTGTTTTAAGTTTCATTGGTCATCCAACCTATATACAAAAATGGGCATCCGCCCGGTTACACCGTCTGCATCCGCTTTCGGCAGGCATAAAAAAAGCCCCATCGTTGATAGGGCTTTTAAACTTCACAAAATTTATTGGGCAAACTGCTTTAACTCTCTATTGGGCTTTGTAAACATTTTCTTTTTAATAAAAACTAATACCGAAGAATTAAAGATTGATAAAAGTCCGTAATAAATAAAAGCGATTAATATTGATGCAAATCCTTCCTCTAATAGATATAAGGTAGTAAACGCTAGTAGAATTCCTCCAGCTAATCTAAATAATGATATAAAAGAATCAATGCACCCTTCAGATACTTCCTTTAAAGACTGTTTATATTTTGAGTTAAAGAAATAATAAAAGATCCATAGTACTACTCCGATCGACGTAACAATAATCGTTGCACTTATACTTACTCCGTCATACTGATCATTTAAAGAGCTTATTAGATTTTCTACTCCTTTAACCCCCTTTAAAGCGTAGGTAAGCCCCATAATGATTAAATTAATAATCAATGCAATCCAAAATTCAACATGAAGGAATTCAATAAGTTGCCTTATTGAGGAAAAAAAATCTTTTAGAAATTTCATTTTAAATATTCCTTTATTATTAGGTATATTTAAGTTATTACTTTTCCTATTATTAATGCAAGATTCCAAGTTTTTCAAAAGTTTTACGGTCTAATACTTCGAGTTCACTTAAAGTATATAAACGCCCTTCTGGATCAAAGAACTTTTCGAAATCATACTTCCCTTCCTTGTAGAGCTTGTAACGCTTCGGCCCTAGCCACTCTTTTTGAAAGAAGTCATCTGTCTTTTTGAAGAACTCTTTAAATGTAGTGTTGGCATCTAGCTGCCCTATTAATTGGCTTCGCTCATCTTTTGGAATGTCCTTCACTCTTCGCTCATCCATCACATACGGGCGTTCTCCAACTAGCTCCCCGTCCTTCTCAACTGGTACGAGAATACTGCGGCAATTAGGATGTAACGGCGGTACACGCTTTGCAGGATCATTAATCGCCCACACTGAACCATCTAATGAAGAGCAAAGCTTAGAAGTTCGGCCATCTAAAACGCTAACAAATCGGACATATTCAAAGCCAATTTGGTTGAAGCTATTTAGATAGGCTTGATTGGCTACATGGCTCCGTACAGTTCTTACGGTACGTTCAATATCCGTCTTGGTACCGTTTAAAATGCCATCCTCATAATTCAGCCGTTTGGTACCACGAATGCGCTGAACAATTTCTTGGTTAGTTTTGCCTGAATTAATACCATCTCGAATTGCATACTCAACCTTTTGACGGGCGCTTTCAGCAATTCTTGAAAGCAGATCATCGACAAGAGCGCCACCTGCCAACGGAGCTTTTTTGGCGGATAAAAATAGTTTTTCCCCGTCAGGCTTATTAATTTTTGCTCCATAGAGCTTGGCTACGTAATTAGCCTCATAAACAGCCAGCGCCGTAGCAGAAACGGCAAAAGCTTCAGGTAATGCTAAATTAACACTGGCAAACCATTGGGAAATCAAATCCCTAATTTCCCTTAAGTTCGAAGTTGTATATTTACCACCAGCTAAAGCAACTTTCTCCGACTCATTAAGCTCATCCAATAAATCCCGAAGCTTAGAAAGCATCTTGCTCGTATCATCATTGAATAAAGCCAATAGCTCATTTACCGTTTTCGATGAAGCACGATAAAGGTAGGCCTGGTGCTGAGTGAGTGCTTCAAATAGTTTTTTGATATCTGTTGCCATCTCACTCTACCTTTGATTTAAAGTTCCATCTTGCTCTGCTTCAACATTCTGTAGCTCTTCTTCATATTTTTGTTTAGGGAACATACCTGTTTGGTTGTATTCCCACCACGATTTAAATGAAGATCGGCCTTGTAGAGCTGCTTCAAATAACTGTCTAGCTAACTCAGCTAAATAACCTTGCTTGTTAAATTCCTGACTAATTTCGAACATCAGTTCATCTTTAGTCAGAACATCAACATTGGGTACTACAAATTTAGCAGCCCAACGTAAAGCCATAGAAAAAGCTTCATTCATATTCACAACACAAAGTGAAAGAACGGAATGCTGCACGGCATCATCACTGTTAGATTCAGTAGCAGTCTTTTTAGCTGCGGAACCTTTTTCAATAAGTCGAGCACCCATTTCTTTCATCTGTTCCCATTTATCCTTCGCAGCTTCCCGAGCTAATGTATTTGGTTCTGCTTGAACAATCCCCAAATCACCGTTTTCAGGTAAAGGTAATAGAACTTTTGCACCGATATAAATGCCACGCTTTTTAGCCTCGTCGTACCAAGCCCAATTAACTCCCTTGGCATAAAACTGTGGTTGGCCCATATAAAAAACGGACTCTTGAAAGTCCGCACTATCTCTATAATGAGCTAAATTAAGATTAGCCAATGGGAGCAGTGGAGGCTTTTTAATCTCTTCAGAGTTATCAATAGCTCCCACAAAGGTGAAAGGAATATATGACCAGCTATCACCGTTATAATCAGTTGGAAATTTCTTTTCACCTCCCACCCATGTGCCCTTATCGCCTTTGGTATAGACCTGTACGGAATAGGCGTAAACTCCTTCACTATTAGGCTCTAACCTTAAGACACGATACTGCTCCACTTCCGTTTTACTAAAGCCATCACCGCCCCGCTCAGATGTAAATTCACGGATGACTACTAAACAAAGCTTTTTCTGGTTATCAATCATCATTGAATCCCAATTGATCACATCAATGGCATTCAGTAAGTGAATCATTGGATAGGCTTTTTGCTGTTTAAACTCTGCAAGATTTCGTGCCGGTGTAACTGCTGGGTAGTCTACATATAGAGCGCATCGGTAATGCTTTAATAAATGTCTGATCCCGTTCTGTGCCAATTGATAAGCACTTAATCCTGCGCCGTTTGCATTACGTTCTAAGTGAGCTAGTTCTGGAGGAAACTTAAAACTAGGATCAGTAGCAAATGCAGCACCCACTAAGCTATTAGATGTTGTACCTGTTACTTCATAAAAAACTGCTCGCATTAAGTAGGCTAGATAAGCGCTCTTATTTGCAGGTGACTTATCATGTGCGTTAGGCTTTGGCAGATACTTTTCTCCTTTAGCCTTTACAGCATCTTCGCCTTCACACACATCATCTAGCTTCTGCCAGTATGGCAAGTTTTTAACATACTCAGGATGTTTAAAAGTTACGTCACTCATCGAGCAAATCCCATATCAGCAAAGAAGGCTTCAAAACCTTCATGTAATTCATTAAACGCATCTGAAGCTGCATCCACTTGGTCGTCATGTGTGCCATTAGGAAAATGACGAAGCTCATCAATAAAATCCTTATTCCATTCACCTTTGAGCATTCGTACATTTCCTACGTTAACTTGGGCCGCAAATGGTTGTGCACGTGTAAGCTTGTCACCTGAAATTGGCTTAGCTATCACGCTATAACCCGCAAGAAGCTTCACAAATGAACTAGCTTGCGATTTACCAGCTTGACCGGGATCTTGTGGTAGACGCACAGAAACTTTTTTCCCATCTATTTTTGCTGTTTGTTCTAAGCGCTTATTCACATTGTCAGGTCCAAGCTGTCCTCTAGTTACATCGACAATGTAAGTAAAACCATCTGCGCCTAGAGCTTCTCTAACACCTGCAGTAAAGTCGCCTTCATTCTCAGTAGCACCAAAGTCCCAAGCCCTTACTTGCTTCACTACATCAGCAGGTAAAGCATCCACAATTTCAATATTGTCAGGCTTAAAAAAACCGCCTGCTGGCGGTGATGGCATTTGACGATATTGCCCGGCAAAAACATACGGAGCAGCTTGCTCCATTTGCTTCAACTTTTGGATATTGTGTTTTGCTGGCCACAGTGCGGATCCGTCTTCCTGAATAGCTGAAAGACATAGATGCTCCCACACTTCACCGTTACCACCAGCTACAGGAACGCCGTCTTTTCTATCACCTAGCAACCATCCAGCTAAATCATCTTCATGAAGTCGCTGCATAATCACAATGATCGGCGTATCTGGCGAGTTAGTACGCGATTCGAGTGTGTTCTGAAACCAATCAATTACCCCTTCTCGAATAGTTTTTGATGAAGCTTCATGTGCTTTGTGCGGGTCATCAATAATAATGCAGCCGCCAAAGCCTTTACGAAGTTTTCCTGCACCAAAACCGGTAATCGTGCCGCCTGTACCAGTCGCATAGCAGACACCACCTTGGGAAGTTCTCCAGAAGTCTTTAGCCTTACTATCATCACGCAATGTAAGCTCGGGAAAGACTTTTCTATACGCCTCTTCTTGCACAAGGGTTCGTATTTGGAAGGCATTATTTGCGGCAAGCATTGCCGAGTAACTGATATGAATAAACTCACAGTCTGGATTCTTACCAAAACACCAAGCCATGAAATTAATTACAGCAATTTCAGTTTTAGAATATCGTGGTGGAACGTTTATAATTAACCGCTTTATCTCTCCGCGATAAACTTTCATTAAAGCTTCGCAGATTTCTAAGTGGTGCCAATTTTGCATCCATTTATAACCACGGCGCTCCTTAAACATGTACCTTGTGAAGAAATATAAATCTTCTTGCGCCTCGATCCGGATGGCTTTATCCCGAGCCGCATCAGTACTCATCTAAGACTTCCCTCCGCGCTTTTAAGTAATCTTCCATTGGAACTGGAATTTCTGAATTAACTGTTTGGACTGGTCCGCCGTCTTTGCCTGTAATTTCTTGGCGATTAGTAAATTGACCACCAATGTCTTTAGCGGCTTGCTCAAGAATTTTTAAGGCTGTTTTGACGTTTCTAGTCCTCTCAAGTTGTCTTTGGTATTGCTTCAATCGGTAGTACTTATTAGCAATAGGAATATCAATTAAGCCTTTATCAAACTCATCTCTGGTTTTTTCAAATAGTTCGACATACTTTTTACTTAAGTTCTTACCAGCAACCTTTGTAGGGTCATAAGTTGCAACTTGAACACGATCTATATCAACGCCAAACTCTTGTTTTACGAGTTCAGCCACTTCTTGAGGTGTATCACGACAAGCAAGAGACTGAACTATAAAGATTTTCACAGGCTCTTTTAGTGTCGCCATAACTTCCTCATCGTATAACTACGTATAACAAAATGGGCAAAAAAAAAGAGCCATTAGGCTCAATTGATTACGCAGTTTCCGCAGCATTTTGAAATATCAAGATTCGAAACAAACGGCGGATTCTTTGCGACTTCAATAAGTCGCTTAACATTTTTGCTTGGTCCATAACGTTTAACTACGCCAATAAACTCTTCAACGTCATGACCTGCAAGATAGTGCTTAGGAAGACCAGAACTATCACTATAAACAATTTCTCCGTCCTCGTCTCTCATCACTCCAATGTGGTAAAGCTCATGTTCAAGTAAGTAACAGAACTCTGTATCGTTTGCACGCTCACAGAAAGAAGCGTCGACAGTTATTAAATAAGTTGGCACAAAGCCGAACCAATCACGCATCTGTTGCTCTTGTCTGGCCTTACGCCATCCACCAACATTGAACATGACTTTTTCGCACTGGCCTAACACCATAGCTTGCTTGCTTTTATATGCAGAAGAGGCCCAAGCTAATGCTAAAAATTCTTCATTATCGTGAAGCAGCTCAGCTATGTGATAATGATCGGGGTTATAAAGAGGTCCACCAATAGTTAAGTAATTAGCTACAACCCATTTTTTTAGATCTGGAGCGGGTATTAAACGAATTGCTTCCTCTTCTTCAGCTTGATCAATAAAATCAGTTGGTGGAAATGGTCTGATCTGATCCATTGAATATTTGCCTCTTTAAGTTTTTAAGCCATTGGCTTGCGAAATGAGCTTGGATCTGTAATGGACCAGATTCATTAATCTTAAATCTTGGTACTGCCTCTAACCGAACAACGGTATATCCCATTGATTCAGCAACATCGTAACGTTCCATACTCCACGCTTTTGTAGCCAGCTTGCCCTTTCGGCCACCTGACCAAGGACCGCCAGCTATTTCAACTAAAATACGATGTTCAATTAAATGAAAATCAAAACGCCAATGCTTTGTTGATTTAAACTGGAATTTCTTTTCGTATTTAATTTCAAGATTGTCTAAAGCTTCAGTAAATTCTTCCTCTGCCTCTAAGTACTTTTGAGTAGCTTTAGGTAGCGGTCTGGATTTAGGCTTGGTTTTAGGTTCTTTTTTCCGTGTTAGCCAAAAGTATTCTGTAGAATCCATTATTCTCACCCATAAAAAAACCGCCCTAAGGCGGTGGCTAAACTCACAGGCAATATAGTATTACTTCTTAAAAGTTGCCTTATAAAGCTTTGAATTAAAGTAATCCGTAATTTCTTTACCTTCGTTTTGAATTTTTTCCTCATTTAAGGGTAAAAAATCTAATTCAGATTTGAAGCTCATATACTCTGGAATAAATTTCTTTATAGGCGGAGGTGGTTTAGGTCCACCTTCTGTAATTTTTTCGATAAATCCAGCTAACCATAAAATATACTCACCTTCTGAATTATGAGGAGGAATCAAACTCACATCTATTTTTACTTTACATTCATCTAATTGTTTACTAAACAATTCAACAAAATCAATAAAATTATATTTTAATTTAAATTTTGTTCCCTTAATTTCTCTGCGTATACATGTCATAAGTAAGTTCATATTTTCAATACAGTCATGTGAAAACAATTCCTCATCTTTAATTTTGTTATAAATATTTTCCGCAAACATGAGATACTGTGTCATTTCAGCAGCTCCTCATTTTTATAAAGTATTTTTCTTAAGGTAGTCCTATTATAACAATGTTGCAACAAGAAATTTTCCATTTTTAGTTTAAGGATTTTTTTAAAATTATAAAGACGATTAGATTCAATAAATTAGTACGAATAAAAGCTAGGAAAGTTTGATTTTTCTAATGAGCTTTAAAATGGATTATTGTGTTTAAATCATCAATTTAAAAAGCTTGCCTAGTAGGCAAGCTTCCCCTTTTTGATATTTGCGCTGATCAACAAGGTTTAGTGTTACCTACAGCAACACACTGATAATACAGAAATATTTAAAAATAAAAAAGCCCACTTCCTATTTTTATTCAGAAATGGACTTAGCGAAAAAAAACGCTTAAACCTGAAATAGGAAATATCTATTCGGAAATATCTCCAACTTCATATTGGCATAATATTTAAGCACTAGCAATAGGGATTGAATTAAAAATATCAAATATTCATATTTAAATAGATAAAGATTTCTTTTTTTAAATGGTTTTATTTTTAGCCTACATAATTTTTTTACTTATCAAGACTTATAAAGAATATGTGTCCATCAATAGGTAATACTTAATAATGTCTTATGTGCAGTAACCATTAGGCTCTAGAGAGTAAGAACTCAAACTGACTAAAAATAAAATAATTAATTTTCAATATCAATGATCATATACTGCAAAGTTATGTATATTCCAACTTCTCCATTGTTGAGTGCCTCATATAAGTCTTCATCAACGAAATCTCCAGATTCATCATATAGCCATTTATGAATTTGAATAATTTGTATATTCCCTTTTTTGTCTATTCTTGCTATTGGGTCTATTACGGACCGAACTATCACCTTCTTCTTCGTCTTAACATCGAGCAATGTGATAATTGTCATTTTAAAATCCTTATAAATATCCTGTATAACAACTACTCTCAATCAATAAAGATTTTTATATTTAAATTACTTAAATAGCAATCTTTTTCAATCTAAAAAATAAATTAAAAACACTTCAAGAGTATGTGCCTATTAGAAAAGATACCTTAAATATTCTACCAGCAATAAAAAACCGCTTTAAGGGCGGTTCATCTAAAATTCACAGGTACTTAATGAAGATTTTTTTCTGTCTTTGCATCTTTCTGGGCTCACAAATTTTTCCAATAAAGTTAGTTAACCACAAAATACTTTCTTCACGATCTTCAAAATGAGGTATAAGGCTTAAATCTACTTTTATTTTGCGATCAGCTAAAGGCAAACTTAAACAATGTTCAAAGTCTATTGAGCTGTACTTCAATTTGAGTCTTTTTTCTGCAGCTTGATTCTTTATCTCAGCCATAATGCGATTTAGATTAACAATCAAATTATTTGAAATTTTATTATTTTCATATACCCGTTCGTAAACTGTCTCAGCTACATCAATGTAATTTATTAGCTCTACATTCTCATTCATAGCATTTGTACTCCGTTTTTTTAATTATTCTCCTAAAATCATGTTTATTTGAGTTACCTAATGCATCATCTAAGTAAATATTTTTTAAATTCGATTAATTTAATTTTAAATAAATTATTGAATTAATAATATAATTATTGGATTTTATAATATTTTTATACATCTTTATCCTTAGCAAATTCAATTAAAATTTAATTAAAAGCCCCGCCAATAATCGATATTTAGCGGGGCCGTTTGTGCCGTAATACGTCCGGCAAACGATAAAACTAGTTTTTAGGTGCTCTAAGGATATTTAGAACTTTCTCAGACATATCATGTAAGTCAGATCCAATTGGCAACCAGAAATGGAACACCGTATTGTCGCGGTTAAAAACTTGCTTGTAGTACTCAGTTTTAAATGATGGGTCGATATCAGATGCTTTAAACAATCTTCCTTCTTTTTCTATAGTTTGCCCATCTAACTCACCACCAACACAAATATTCATAATCTATTCCGGCTGACTTTCTAATGCTTCTTTGATTGCAAATTCAATTCTTTCTTTAATTAATTCTTTAAATATGAAGAATGTTTCATCCTTATTGCTGATAGGATTTTTTAACAATCTAGGTTCATACACCTGTTCGCGTAGTGGATTATTATAAGGATCAGCAATCAATCTTGGAGATTGTTCGTACCACTGACCATGTAAGCAACCGCCTACACATAGCCATTTTCCACCTTTATTAACCATAAATGCCTCCTCTTCGAAGGCTCTTTATAACATAAAAAGCAAAAAGCCCACCTACTTGGCGAGCTTTTAAAAAATTTTGGTGCAACGCTTATAACTTCGTCCCACCATATCACAAATCTAAACCAAGTGTGCTGCACTGTCAAGATTGCAACACCTCAATTTTTCCATCCAAATATGCCAAGCCTTTATCAATCTCAGCACGTACTTTTGCTTTACTACATCTATGTACATTGGCAATTGTTAAATACGACCAATTATTTTCATAGTAAAGTATTAAAAACCAAGCTCTTTCTTGTAGAAATTCCCTATTATCGTTATGCATTTTAGCCAAGAGTTTACTTACTTCAACTGCCTCATAATCTTCAATTTCGCATGGCATAGAGACCTTACTTGATCTAATTCTAGTTGTGTCATTTTGGTCAATTAAACATGCTAGAGGATTAGCAGAAACTTTAGATTTTGTTGATCTTACCCATAGACCATATTGTTCCAACCATTGATGAGCAGAACGTTTAGACCAGTCCATTGTCTTGTTATTAACTTTTGCATTCATGTTTAAACTTCCCTCACATCAATATTGTGAACTGTTTTCATCAGGTGTTTTTTATTTCGGTAACTCGGTAGCTTGCGTGTAGCTATAGACTTCACATCTTCAACAACGTATTCACCTGCTGTCGTGAAATAAGTGAAATCGGCAAAATATCTAAGTGCTGGTTTAGCTCGTTTCTCCCCTTCTAATTTTGTCTTCGGTGCCAATTCAAATTTTGTGTGATGCTGCAATTCTTTAATTTCACCTCGTTGTTGTAGAGCCTTTAGCTCGATATACCGTTTGTATTCTTTAGTACTGTCAAAAGTCATTCCATCCAATTTAATTTTCGAAGCATTAAACTTGTTTCGACCCTTTTTAACTTTTTGAGCTTTCGGACATGTTGCGCGGTAATCTGCAAGGCTCATTGAACTCATTCTTCAAACGTCTCCTTTCTTGCTAACCACCACAAAACCACCGCACCGCTAATAGCTGCTGTAAAAAATGAAATGAGTAAACCCCACGCTAAAATCTCGAATTTGTTCATGCAGTTTTCTCCATGATTTTTAATAATCTTTCTTGCTGTAATTCGTAATAATCAGGGTTCAATTCACATCCTAAATATTGACGCTCATGCATAAGCGCTACAGCTGCTGTTGTTCCAGATCCCATGAAAGGATCAAATACAACATCATTGACTCGAGATCCCGCTAATACACACGGCTCGATTAGATCCATTGGGAATGTTGCGAAATGAGCGCCCTTGTAAGGCTTTGTAGAAACTTGCCAAACACTGCGCTTATTACGTGTAAGTAAGTCATACTCGCTTTCTGATCTTTCTGATCTGTGTGTTCCGTATGCTTGATTGGGAATAACAGCAGCTCTCTTGCTGTTTTCACGTTTAAAACTATCGCGTGAAGATCTCGAGTAAACGGCTTTCATTGGACCGTTATATTTCATCACGGCACGAGTACTGCCATGTTGTTGATCAAGATTTTGGGAAAGTCTTTTGATTGAACTTTCTGCAACCGGTTCTTTAATTGCTACGTGGTCAAAATAATATCTACGTGATTTACTGAATAAGAAAATATACTCATGTGCTTTGGTACAACGGTCAGTAATACTTTCTGGCATTGGGTTCGGTTTATGCCAGATAATATCTTGGCGCAAATACCAACCATCGGCTTGCAGTGCAAAAGCAACTTTCCATGGAATGCCAATAAGATCTTTTGGTTTCAAATTAGATTGAGCTGCATTTTGTTTAGGTAAAACTAAACCCTTTGTTTTTGGATTTTTCCCGTCATTCAACCCAGTACGAGTCATGCCGCGGCCAGAACCTGCATAACTATCACCAAGGTTTAACCAAAGTGTTCCATCGTCATGCAGCAGCTCTCGTACTAAACGAAAAACTTCAACCATGTTTTGAACATATTCATCTACAGTATTTTCCAAACCTAATTGACCATCTACACCGTAATCACGTAACCCAAAATAAGGTGGTGATGTAACACAAGTTTGAGCTTTCAAGCCTTCTGCAATCATTTGATTCATCAGAGCACGGCAATCACCAAATAAAATCTTATTCAAGCCGCCTCTCCTTTACCTTTTTGTTGAAATCCAACCTGAATGAGGTATGGCATCAATTTTTGTTGTTGCTCTGGATCTGCAAGTTTCACTGCGACACGTGCAGCAAGTTGTTCATAGCTCTCGTTACCTTCAGCGTATTTGCTTGCAAACTCAGGATGTACAGAAAGTTTTTGAGCAAATGAGTAAATCTGTTTTGAACTAAGAGTATTTGATTCTCCCTGCGGGACTCGGACCTGCGTTCCAGAATTTGGTTTTTTAGATTGTTCACGTGCTTGGTATTTTCCACATGCGTTGATTAACCAATCTGCAAAGTGGTAATTCATGAGTTCATCGCAAAGATTCTTCTCGGCGTTGTAGAGTTCAAATGCTCGTAACTCTCGATCGAACCAAGTCGCGTTTTTGATCTGCTCGTAAGTTTCCTGATCAGTTGCCAAAAGAATTTCTTCACGAAGTTTTTTCAAACTCAACCATGTTTTTTTATTTTTAGATTCTTCTGATAGATTCTTTGAAAGATTCCGTGTCCCAACGTTGGGACTGTTTAACGGAATTGTTGGGACTCTTTCATGGAATTGTTGGAACTGTTCCGTTGTTGGAACTGTTCCATTGTTGGTACTGTTTAAATCATCATTTTCAGTGTCAAAGTGTACCTTTGTTGGTACTGTTTCCCGACCTTTAACTCCGATCAAAAGATAGACTTTTACCTGCTTAGTTTTACCTTCGCGCTTACCAGTATCGATAATAAATCCGTCTTCAATTAACTCATCAATGATTTTTAAAACGGTCTTACGGTCCATTTCCGTGTCATCAACTAAACGAGCAATACTTGGATAGCATTCATGTGTTTCACCAGCTCGATCGGCTAGTGAAAGAAGTACTAATTTTTTGAGTGGTTTTAATGCTCCACCCACCTTTTGTTTTTGACGGGTTTTCCAAGCCCAAACTGTTGCATCTAGACTCATTTATCCCCCTCTTCATTCAACTGAATGAATGTGCTACCCAAATAGCGGATCCGTTTAGCCCGATATAAACTTGAGATGATCGGGCCAGCATGAATAAGATAAATCCCATGTTTTCCATGCTCGTCAACCAAAGCCTGCATGAATTCATCACGTGTTACAGCAGCATTTTTTTCGTCACGGTTTTGGCGGGCTAAATTTTCCTTCCGTTTTTTCAACAAACCAGACAAAGTTCTTAATGCTGGTTCATGCCAGGATTGAATATGCTTTTGTTGTTGTTCAAAGGTACTCATGACACCTCCGCTAATGCTTGCTCAGCGCTTGTTAGTCGGCGTTTGGCGTTAAATTCAGCAACTGTTGCTGTGCGGATTTCTTTTGAAGAAACTAGAATCAAATGATTCTCTGATTTGATGGTCCATAAACTAGTCAAAGTTTTGTTTTTAACTTCAAACAAATCATTTGATTTGAAAGTACGGCACTCTTTAGTAAGCACTACAACGTCACCTATTAAAAAATCTGGTGAGTTGAGTTCGATTGGTTGTTCTGATAAATTGTTTGTGTTCATTTGATCCACCTCAATTGAATGCCTATAAACCACTCTCTACCTGGATGGGGAGTGGTTTTTTATTTGAATAAAATCCGCATGTATTCAGGTGAAGTGAATGCATGTGCTAAATAAACTCGCGTTGCTTCTGCAATTTCAGGTGAGCAATACACATCACTTTCTTGCACAACCTTCAAACCAATGGCTGTCAACAAAAAGCTAATAAACTCAATCTCAGTCCATCCATTTGATTTCTTTTCTGTTTTCATCCGTGAAAGGATGCTTGCATCGACATTTATCATCTCTGCTACTTGTCTTTGATTGCTAGCGTTAAGTGCTTGCAATATGAGCGATTCGTTATTGCTAGCGCTTGCAGGCAATTCATTTAATACTTTGCTCATGGTTTAGTTCCTAAGCGGTTAATGCTTGTAAATCGGCTTTAAGTTTGCCTTTGGTTTTGACTTGCAGGACTGCTTGAGTTCTGGCTGGTATACCGTTGTTTTCCCACTTCCAGAGGGTCACGGTTGAATATCCAGTTTTTTCAGACAACTCTTTCCGATTTTTGCAGCCGTGGTATGTCATGAGGTCACTAATTTTCATGGTTACACCAAGTTAACTATAGTTAATAAACCAAATTTACCACTTGTTAACCATAGTTTCAATAGATCGTATTAACATTAGTTAATGTTTTTGGAATATTTGTTATGTCTTTACACACTCGAATTAGGCAAAAACTTGAAGAAAAAAAATTAAGAGCCGCTGATTTAGCAAGAGCAACTAAAAAATCTCCTGTTGCAGCAAAGAAATGGCTAGATGGAACTAGCGTACCTACAGCAGAAAATTTGAAAGTCATTGCGAAATTTTTAGGTGTGAGTGACGATTGGTTGCTTTATGGTGGATCGGATGAACAAGAATCGAGTAACAATTTAGCTCAATTAAATGTTATTGATATTGAAGCATTTAAGCAGAAGTACAATATTCCAGATAGTGAAGATGCCGTTAAGTTTGTTCAAGCGCCAGCTAAGCCTTTCCCTATACAAAAAAGATATGTTCCAGTTAAAGCCTATTCAAAAATGGGAATGGATGGGTATTTCACAGATATGGGATACGATGGAAATGCTGGGGATGGCTATGTTCCAACTCATACAGCAGGTCCACGAGCCTATGGCATTAAAGGCACTGGCGACTCAATGTTTCCAGCAATTCGTAATGGCTGGTATGTTGTATGCGACCCTGATGCAGATCTTGTGCCGAATGAGTTTGTTCAGGTGTGCTTGAAGGATGGAAGATGCACAATTAAAGAATTTGTCGGCATCAATGGTGGGGTTTTAAGTTTGCTTTCTGTGAATGGTGGTGAGCGATTTTTCTTTGAAATGGACGAAGTTGAAAGTATTACCGCTATTACAGATATCGTGCCGCCAAGTCAGCACAGACAAGAACATCCTTATTCGCATTAATCACAGGAAGACTTATGGACAATTCAAAACGACCAATCAACCAGATTATTGCTCGCATCAATGATGCTGCGAAACATGGTGAAGCTTTGGTGCTAACAGCCGAAGAAGTGAAGATCCTCTCAAAGGACATTGGTGATAAAGTCTTTATTCCAGTCCTTACAAATGAACAAGTAGTGCAGTTGGTAAAAGAAGGAAAGCTTGGGCAGAAAATTAACAACACCAAAGATTAATAAGTTGTGAACCCGACACAGTACTTTAGAGCGATTCGGGAGGAGGAAATAATGAGTAAAACAGTAGTAAAAGACAAAACAGTACACTACAAAAAAGTAGATTTTCTAAAAGGCGCCAATCTAGGTCAATTACTAAAAGCACAATTGCTGGATAAGGATTCTTTTTACTATAAAGCCATAAATCGTCAACAATTTGTCTCCGCAACAAAAGATGATTTTATTCTAATTAATCATGCTAGTTCACACCAAAGCATGTTCTTTGGCGAGTTGATTATTGTTGAGTCAGGCAAAGCTCAGGCTGTATTAAAGATAGACAGTGATGATGCTACTGAATTTCCCATTAAAACCTATTTAACAGATGATCTGCCAGATGATGAAGATGGCGTTGACGCTACAGAGGTTGTAAGAAAAGAGTTTATTGATAGTGTTCTTTACTTTGGTGTTATTGATAACCATGTCGCAATCATTCAATCAAGATCACTTACCGCTAGAACCTTGGAGTCATATTTGGGCTGGCTTTTGGGTGAAGCAGCCAAAGCATTGCCAGAGAATAGTGCATTAATATTAAAAGATGCTCCAAATCCCACTGTTAAGCAAAAGCTTGAATCAACTCCAGCTAAAACTATTTCAATCTCATCTGGCATTGGGTCAACAGAACTTCAACCTGTTCATACTGTCGAATCAAGCATACCTGCGAAAATTGACTATAAAATTGAAGATAATGTGGTTGATGTGCTTAAGTCAGCTTTTGGAGTTGATTTAGAAAATTTAAAACTAGAGGATGGGCTTGATGACGCAAACCTAAAGTTAAAATTAACACTTACATACAACCGCAAAACCTCAAAAAGTGGGCAAAAAGTTATTGATACTGTAGCTTCATCCATGCGACATAATGATGATTATGTTATTACTCTTGAGGATGGGACCAAGGTTACGGCTGATAATCTAAAAATGAGCGGCAAGATTTCAGTTGAAACAATCAATAATAAAGTTTATAACGACGGCCTAAAAGTTCAATTGTATAATTGGATGACTACCAATATAAATTTTGGTGACTAATATGGCTAAACGCTACTTACCCTTCTACAATAATGCTAGATTTATCGCACTAGTGTTAGTCGGTCTGTTTGCTATATTTTCAATAATTTTTAAATATTTAGAGTTAAATATTACAATAAATCTGGTTCAATTTTCATTTGTACTGCTTCTCCCTTTAAGTCAAATTTATTTGGCTTATAAAGGTATGCTCGATGCATTAAAGCTTGATGGTTTAAATCAGTCAGAACGAGATAGGTTGACTTCAACTGTGGACATAAGAAGTAAGTCATCTTTATATGTGGCTATGCTTTTTATTATTCTTGTTTTTAGTATGTATATACTTAATTTATTAGGCTTACTTTCAGCTAAGCATCTTTTAGCTCTAATACTTTCTGTTGGACTCACCTCAATTTTTAGCTTCTTCTTAGCTTGGTCTGACTTAAGAGAAATCTCTTTGCTTGAAAAAACATTAAAAGATCGCAAAGAATCAAGAGAGGCAAAAGCAAAAGTATTGAGCAATAAGTAAAAAGCGATCCAATTCATCTAATCTACCCACCACCACGGTGGGTTTTCTTTTTTAATATATTCAAATTTTCCCTGATATTATGGGATTAAGACTTTGTGCCAACATTGATCTTAAATAACCATTAATATCGGAGAAAATATGAAAACTGAAATCATAGAAGCTCTAGCGTTAGAGCTTACTAAGGCAACCATTGCTGATACTGATCCTTCAACCATCAATATAAAAAGTGCTGATCTTTGGGTTAAAACCTACCAGGAATCACTGAAAGCGGTAGAAGAAGCTTTAAAAGAACTTAAGCCAAAGCCTAAAGCCACATCAAAACCCATTTCAGGAATGAGCTAACCCTGATTACTCACACTCTACTATACTTACCTTGCAGTTATTCTTGGTGGCAAAGTCATCAAGAATAGCTTTCAGCGCATACGCGTTCCGAAGCGTGCACTCTATTTTGAAAGCGGCTGTGCAATCACCAAAAAGAATCTTTTCAGCACGATCAACTTTTTCTTCTAGTTGATCAATATTACTTTCCTGAAGCAGTAGTTTCTCAACCATCTGCTTGCGCCATTCAAACATTTCTTCGCCTAGACTCATTTCTATCACCTTTGATAGTTGGGTTTTCTTTTGTCTATTAAAGCATGAATTATAGTTAATAAAAAGATTAACCATCGTTAACTTTTCTCTTGACTAAAAAATTAACCATAGTTAATATAAATCTCGTAGACAACAAAAAAGCACATCGACTCTCTTACCTTCCGATGTGCTTTTGCAAACTGCGAGATCAATTATGAACGTAAAAGCTACCCCTTTCAACTCATTTGCATTTGTCAGCATGGCTGCTCTTGCAATCTCTGGTGGTTCTTTAGTTGCTTGCCAATTGCAACCAGCTTTCCAAACAAAAGACGCACCTACTCTTTTTACACCTAAAACTCAACCAAGTACTTACAGCGTGTTAACCGCAAAAATCACAGGTAAGCATTCTGGAGTTGCTGTAATTAAATTAGATAGCTTCCGTTTAAACGTTAGCTTTGATTTTGAAGCTCATCCAGACAGCTACGGCGTTCCGGGTTCTGAATTCACCACTGTTGATATTACCCAACTCACAGTAAATGAAATCACTGACATTAATGGTAAGTCATATAACGATTTCACCGAATTTGAAGACATCCGCAACATCAATAGCCTTCTAAAAGGCTTCATCGAACGTAACAAGTTGGTGGAGGCAGCCTAATGAAAGATTACAACTGCCCTACTTGCAAGAAGATGATTCCTGTTGACCGTTCAAAAATCAAAGCTGGTGATGAGGTTTCATTTTGCAGAGTAACCCAATCTTCTAAATCTGCTCGTTTTTCTTCAAAAGAAGGAATTGTCGATTGCCGTGAAGGTGATGTGGTTTTAGTTAAATATCGCAAAGAAATTATTCCTTTAAATATTAAGGACGTCTCACCTGTAGATGCTCCTAGCCCGCTTACGTATGCCTTTGTTGGTGCATGCGAATGTAAGGAGGCTGAACATGTCTAATTTCAAAAAGCACCCTGACGGCTATAAGTCTTTTTTAGGTCGTGATGATAAAGGGCTGTATTCAGTTCGCATCGGCTGGCAAGTGTACGCATCTAATGCTAATGGCTCAGTTCTTTACAAAGTTAAAGACGGATTTAAGACGCCTTTAAATGTGTTCAGGTTCCAAACTGACTATCCAAAAGTTTGGAATGAACTCACACAAGAAATTGATTTTCAGCGCAGAAAGCAGCTCGCTATAAAACTGCGTGAAACAAATATCCCTACCTATGACCGCAAAGCTTATAAAACTAAGCGCGGCTTCACTGGCTCAAGATAAGGATAATAAAAATGGCTCTACCGATTATTACTGCTGACCAAACTTTATTAGTTCAAGCAATTATTGTGTACCTATACGCTGATCCGGGTTTAGGTAAATCATCGATGGGCTTTACTGCGGAAAAAGCAATTTCTTTTGACTTTGACCGTGGTGCTCACCGTACTGGTGAATTACGTCGAGGTGCGGTTGTACAGGTTCAACAATGGAGTGATGTTGCAAACCTTACGCCGCAGGACTTAGCACCCTATAAAACCGTAGTCATTGATACCGTGGGTGCAATGCTTGAATGCATTAAAACCCACCTGTTACTTACGGCAAATAACCGTCAAAAAGATGGTTCTTTAAAGTTAAAGGCTCAAGGATTAGCGAACCAAACGTTCAAGCAATACATCAATACTTTGATCAGTTTAGGTAAAGACGTTGTTTTCATTGCACACGCTTCAGAAGATCAAAACGGTGATCAAATTATTTACCGACCAGATCTAGGTGGTAAAAACCGTAACGAGCTTTACCGTATCGCAGATGTGATGGGTTATCTAACAACTGTTACTACAGGTGAAGGTAAAAATGCCCGCGTTATTAATTTTAAACCCTCGCCTACACATCATGCGAAAAACTCAGGTGCTTTAGGTGGTGAAACTGGTGAAGTATGGGTACCAGATCTTAAAGCACATCCTACTTTCTTGGCTGACCTGATTACTCAAGCTAAAGATCACATTAACACCTTAACGCCTGCACAACTTGCAGCAGCTAAAGCCCAAGAAGAGCTAGAAAACTGGAAACAAAGCTGTGAAGAAGCTGAGCATGCAGGTGACCTTAATCAATTAACTGAGTCGCTTGATAAAGAACACATGTATTACCAGAACATGCGCCAAGCAATGTTAATGAGAGCTAAAGCATTGAATTGCACGTTTGATAAACAACGTGGCACTTGGATTAGTCCACCAGAATTTAACGGTATCTCAGATCAACAAAGAGATGAACTTCAAAACTTTATTGCTGAACGTGGCCTCGATGTAAAAACAGTTTGTGAGCACTTCGGCATAGATGCCCTGATCCAAATTGAAGCGGCAAAACTAACTGCAGTTAAACAAGAAATTGAAACCTTAGCGAAAACGGGGATGACAGCATGAAAATTCTAAATAAAGTTGAAGCCAAACTTGCTTGGGCCAACGGTGAATTACTTTTAGTAAATAATACTGAGCGTAATGGCTGGGAACCATTTAACCCTTATGACTTTGGCTTTGATGTTTTTGATAAATTCGAATTTCAATTAAAGCCTAGAACTATTTTTATTGGTGAATTTGAGGTACCAGAACCATTAAGAGTTGCGCCAGAAAAAGGTTCTACTTGCTCTTACCCTAGCCCAACTGTTGAATTAGGTGTGCAGCAGTTTAAGTGGAATGGATCTAAAGGACAATTGCGCATGCTCCAGCATGGCCAAGTTCACTCAAGTTTTGATAATGCATTTGCTCATTGCTGCGCGATTATTAAAATCAGCGGTGGTGAGTTTGCGGAAGACATTCTAAAACTTCTAAATAAGCCTACTGAAGAAGTCGAAGAAGAAAAGCCTTCAGAAAGTCATGCGGAATCTCTAAAAGTTAAAAATTCAAAACCAGAGGTTGTAGAAAAAGCACAAACAGCTGAGCCGGCTATTGAATCAGAAACCGCTGATTCAGAATATCAGAAGAAACTTGATACCCTGCTGCAACGAGTTAAGGACTCAAAAACACCAGACGAAGTAAATGCAGTTTATCGATATACACGCACTTGGTCTGATAAACAAATGGAGCCTTTGCTACTTGCAACTCACAAACGTCTTGAAGAGCTCGAAAAATCTAAGGCGCAAGCAACTGAACCACCTTCACTAATGGTCCAGATCCAAAACGCGCCCGACCTCACAACATTAGATGCTTTGGAAATAGATGTGGCCGCACGAGATCCACAGATTCAATCACGACTCATGGACTTTGTTAAGAAACGCCGCTTTGAATTAGAGAACCCTACATCTACGCCACTTCAAGAGGCTGAGCCTGATTATTTATTAGGAGACGGTTTCTAATATGAAAGATCAGTACAAGAAAGTGAGCCAAAAACACATGCTTGGTTTTATGTACTACTTGCAATTGCTGGGCTACGTAATAGTCCGGCAAGGCATGGATCAAGCGATGTTTCTAACCAAGCATTATGCGGTACCAGTCGCTTGGCGCCGCATAACGATCGACTATCACAACCGGTTAAATAAACCCGCGCAGCAGCTTTATAAAGAGTTTGTTGAATGGACTAAAGAAGAATATGCAGAGATGGTGGCTTAAATGACAGGTAATGAACGTATCCCTTTTGAATCACAATTCAAAACTACAGAAATTTTTAAACGTGAAAGTGCTATTCGTAAAAATGACATCCTAGCATTCAGTGAAACAATGAATGGCTATTTCAATATTGTAACTAATGATGCTTGGCAGTTATGGAATAAAGCCAAAGCCGAGACGGTGCCAGATACTCCCACCCCTAGTGTCACTCTAACTTGCGCTGAACTAAAAGAAGCCTTTGATTTTGGTGCGCCAGATGGGGAAAAAGATCAATTCCAGATGGAAACTGAAATGACCATCAAATGGCTCCAAGATGGTTATGACGGTGAAGGATACTACTGTTGGTATGCTGATTTACCTGAGGAAGGTTGCATTAAGTTGGGTGTTAGCGAATCGGGAGCTGAAGGATGAGTGAATCAACTTTATGGGCGGTTGCAATGCGACCTGAAGGTTACAGCCCTTTTAAGCAAACGCCAGCAGCTTCAAAAGAGATAGCTGAGCGAGCTGTTGAGCGTTATAGAAAAATGCATGAAAAGGAAGGCAACAACTTTTTCTTAGAAATTTTTGATGATGTTATCAAAGTTCAGAAATGGCACGGTTCCCGCAAAGATCATATTAAAAATCTATTTTATGTTGAGAGTTGGTTTAGTGAACCTATGTACCAATGCTTTGATTTGAAGACAGCTGAACGTGTTTTTAAATTTGATGAAATAGTAATTTGCTACAAGAAAGGCTCTGCCCCTCTTGTAACCAAAAGCTTTGATGAAGCAAAACTATTTTATGGATCTAGTGAGACGGGTTTTAAATATCAGATCCAGCCAATAGAACCACCTGAAAACCTTTTCAATTGGTTTCATCCAGATATTGAATTGTTTGACACCATTGAAGAAGGAGCTGAAGCCTATACAAGAGAACAGTGGGCACAACTTCAAATGAATCTTAGAGTTGAAATTGAAACTCAACTATTAGATTACGATGAAATACCAAATATACCGGAAGATGCAGTAGTTTGGCCAAACTGGAAGCCAGAACCGCCAGAACAAGGACTCTTTTTAATTGCAGCATTTGATTCAGAAGATGGCCCTGTACTTTGGTGGGCAAATCCTAAAGCGGAAAGTAAGGAGAAATAAATGTCACGTTTAACTAAATTAGATCGTATGACTCATGCAGAAAAAGAGGCTGCTAAGAAGGAATTTTGGGAAGCTGCTGATAATCAAACTTTTCCACCTGAAACAGTAGCTATTGTTATGCACGTATCCTTACCGTGGTTGCAGAAGAAAAGATGTGAAGGTGGCGGCATTCCATTCTCTAAACCTCATAAACGACAAGTAAATTATATGAAGTCTGATGTTTTGGCTTATATTGAACAAAACAAAATGGCACATACAGCATAAGCGGCTAAGTGCCGCTTTTTTAATCACCAAAAATAGACCTTTAATAGACTTAAACTTGAAAAATAGACCGTATTTATCAAAATAGACCATTAATAGACTATTTTTGTATTGCTAAAGATTGTGTAATATTGCATTGTATTGCTTTAATATAAATTATTAAAAATATTGATTTTTTAATATCGCTAGGTATTGCTTAATATTGCAATGTATTGCTAGAATTGAGAAAGACCCGCTGAACTTTAGGGTTCAAGGGTAACGACATGCAGCGGCATCTTCGGAGCATTTATTTTTAAATAAATACCTATAAATTCGAATTTTATTTTCAAATTAAAATACCTAGACAGACCTGTCAGTCTATTTTTTATTCTCTTAACTAATTAGTTGTTCTTAAAAATTAAATACTCATTATTTTTTAATTATTATTCATTTCTACGTAAACATTCCTCATACCATCCTGCTTGAAAATCTTCAATTGCTTGGCGTTTAAAGAAACTTGTCTTAAATACTTTGGCAGCATAAGCTGAGCTAATTAAGTCTTGATAAAGCTGCTTGGCTTTTTCATCTGCTAGCCCATCGGCAATTTGTTGTAAATCTTGTGCTGGTACTTTTTGCTGCCGTGCTTCCATCACGTTATAAGCGACCTTTTTTACGATATTACAAATATCTGGGTCAGCTGTACTTTCATTAGCATAACAACCGGTGGCAATAAAACTTAATAATAATATTTTAAATTTCATATCCCTATCCTATTATTATTCATCTTCCGTTCTTAAAAAAGTAATAGATGAGAAGACCTATTCCTTTCAAAATGTTCATGCGGGATTAATTACATAAAAATAAATGATCATGACCACAAGCAAGATGGAAGCAAGTGTTAAATAGGTGCCGACTGTATTAAAACTCTGTAAAAATTTTAAGATCTGCATTTCAAATCCAGAGAAAAGTTTAAGTAATTAACAGAAGAAATTTAGCACAACTAAATAATGCCAATCAATTCACACTTTTAAATTTTTATCGTGATTTAATTCAAATA